TTATAAATATAAACCAATTAATAGTGGATATGAAAATTATAGTAAACCTAAATATATTGGAGGTAATGGAGGTTATATGACCTTCATGCATCCAGTCAATGGAGACTGTACAAAATATAATTAAATATAACAAATTAGAAATGATGGAGGTTAAATGACCTTCATGTATTCAGTCATTATAGACTGTATTAAATAAATTAAATACACTAAATATAACAAATATTAGAAGTAATGTGGATTATATGTTTTTCAATGTATCCAGTCATTTTAGACTGTAAAATATATTTAAATATAACAAATTTATAAAATTAATTTATTATAAATTTATACAACAATCTAATCTTGATTTTTTTAATAATTTAAAGTTTATAATATTAAAAAAATTATATTTTTAAATTCAAAAATCACATAATGATATTAATTGCTGAATATCAATCCTTAAATTAGGATCTATAATCAAACATTTTTTTATAATTTCTATAATTTTATTTGATAATTTATTATCTTTTTTAATTAATGATTCAATATTTATTAGATTAATTTTTTTTTTACAATTAAGTTTATAATTTTTAAAAAATTCCTTATTTCTTGGAGATTTTTTAATCATATGTTTTGGAAATTCACCACAAATCTCTTCAATTAAAAATAAATGATGAAAATCTCTACTAAAGTCTTTATCTTTTTCTGGATCAAATAAAATTTCTCCAGTATATAGTTCGTAAATCATACATCCTATAGACCAAATATCTATTTTTTCATTATATTTTAATCCTAATATTACTTCAGGTGCTCTATAATATCTTGTTTGTATTTCATCGTCATCTAGATCTATTATTTTCATATTAGAACCAAAGTCAGTCAATTGTATTTTACAATTTTCAGTATATTTAATATCAATATCATTAATTTTTTTATCAGATGATTCAGAAGATGATTCAGATGTTTGAGTTGTATCATCAACAGATTGATATTCAGATGATTTATTATCAATAATATGATCCATATTTTTTAATATATTTTTATGACATAATTTTAGAATATCAGATTTTAATTTAGAAGTTTTTTTTTTATAGTTGGAGCTATTAATATTCCAATCTTTTAATTTAAGTTGTTTTTCATAATTTAGTTTAAAGTAATTTTTAAAATCATGTTTATTATATTCTTGAATAAGTTCTTCAACATATTTAGATTTACCAGATATAAGAATATTTTCAGGTTTAAGATCAGTATGACAAATTTTAAGTTTTTTATGTAAATCATTTATTGAATAAATTATAGTTTTAATACACTTTAATAGTAATTCTTCATTTAAACCATTTTCAAAAGAACCTTTTTTAATTAAAGAATAAACTGATCCTGCCATAAGAGGTAATACCATACAAATATGTCTTCTACATTCAATAACTTTTTTATTATAACTTTTGTTACCTTTTTTAATTTGTTTAAAAATTTTATCTTTTTTTATAATTTCAAAACCATCAATAATATTAATCATATAATCATTTTTTAATTCTTTAATTTTACGTAAAATTCTTAATTCAAATACTCCTTCATCGTAGTCTTCACAATTTTGAATTTTAATAGCATAATATTTATCATCAGGAATAGAGTATGCTAACCATACAGACGAGTAAGATCCATATCCAATTTTTTCAATAAGTGCGTATTTAGAATTAAGTATTTCTTCTCTAAATTCTTCACCATTATCTCCACAATATTCTTCATCGCTTGAAACGGAATAATCAGATTCACTAGAGGACATATTTAATAATTAATAAATAATACTTAAATAATTTAAAATATTTTATTTATATATGGTTAATTTGACAAATCAAATTAGGGATTCAATAATAAAAATCGAATCAACAAATTTAGTATATGATTTTATAGATCCATATAAAACTCCAGAGCAGAATCAGAGTGTAGGAACAGGATTTTTTATTTTAGAAAAAGAGAGTGGATATATATTAACATGTTGTCATGTAATAAATAAATCAATAAACATAGAAATAACTATACCATCGAAAGGTAAGAATAAATATAATGCGAGTATAATATGTGTGAATGAAGATTATGATTTAGCGTTATTAAAGACTGATTATAAGAATAATAATTATTTAGAATTTTTTGATTCAGATGATTTAATTCAAGGTGATCAGTTATCAGCATTAGGATATCCATTAGGACAAGAAAGGTTAAAAATAAGTAATGGAATATTAAGTGGTTATGAGAAATATTTTTTACAAACTGATGCAGCTATAAATGAGGGTAATTCTGGAGGACCTTTAATGAAGGATAATAAAGTTGTTGGTGTAAATGCGAGAAAAATTAAATCAATTATAGCGAATAATATAGGATATGCTGTTCCGATAAAGTTGTTTATGATAATGAAAGAACAATATTTTGAAAATCAAATTATTAATAGAGTAAATTTATTAATTAAATTTAAAGTTACAGATAATTTAATAAAAGAGTATTATAATAATAGTTTTGAGGAGGGTGTTTTAATAACTAATATAAGTGAAAATTCATCTTTATATGAAAAAGGATTAAGAAAACACGATATTTTAATAGAATTTGATAAATATAAGTTAAATAATTATGGAGAAGTAACTTTTAAAGAAAACAAGTTTAATTTAAATGATTTTATTTATAGATATAAAAATGGTCAAAAGGTATTAGTAAAATATTATAGTATTAATAAAAATAAAATTATAGAAAGTGATGTTGAGTTAAAAAAACCTAATTTTAAGTTAGTAAAAATAATTCCATCAGTTAATTCAGATTTAATAAAATATGAGATTATTTCAGGTTTAGTATTTAGTGATTTAAATTTGAATCAAGTAGAATTATTAGAAAAGTATGATTATTATTATAGTACTGATTTTATAAATCTAATTAAATATGATAATGATTTTAATAAATTTAAAAACAAAATAATTTTAACAAGTATTTTAAAAGGATCAAAATTTATTAATAATCATAAGATTTTTTCAGGATTATTTTTAGAAAAAATAAATGATAAAGTTATCAATACTTTAGATGAAATGAAAGCGTATTTATTAGAATTAAAAGAGAAAAAAGTTAAATTTTATAAATTTGAATTTAGTAATAATCATTTAATTATTATGGATATGAAAATAATTAAAGAAGATAATAATAATTTAAAAAAATTATATAAATTAAATCAATCTAAATTTAAAGAAAAATTTTTAAATATTTATAAAATAAATAAAACTATTAATAATGACGAGTTAGATAAATCATTTAATACAGATGTAATAGGTAAAGTAATAAATAATAATTTTAGTATGAAACATTTATTTAAAATAAAAGATTTAAAAGATGGTAGTAAATATAATACTGGATATAGTAATTTAAAAAATATTTAATAATTATTTTTATAAAATTATGAAAAATCATTTATTAAATATAAAAATTTCTACAATATGGACATTTTAAATTAATATTAATACAACTATATTTACAATTATTTTCTTTGTAATGAAAATTTATTAAGATATAACTTTTTAGACAATTGTAATGTACTAAAAAGTTACATTTATTACATTTTAAGATACATTTATCACAAATATTATCATAACATATATTACAAGATCCAGTATCGTTAGAATCATTATTTTCAATATATTTTATATAATTATTATAAATAATATAATCTATAGTATTAGTAACAATTTTAAAATAAAAATTATTATTAAATAATTCATTATTTTTAAAATCGATATTTTTATTTTCTTTAATAAAGTTTTCATTTAAATCATTTTTTATAAATTTTTCAAATTTAAATTTATAAATCTTAAATAAGTAAGTATCAATATGTTTACTTAAATCAGTATTTAATAATAAATTATTATTTTTATATAATTTAATTAAATCAGAATTTGTTTTTTTATATGAATCTTTGTAAAAATTTATATATTTAATGTGAAAATCATTATAATAATAATTTATGATATTACAACAAAAATTATTATCACACAAATTATAAATATTTTGATCGGTATTTATATTTTTCAAATATTTATAATTACATATTTTACATGATAATTTATCATAATTATTTAAATTAATAATAATGTGATTTAATAGTTTATTTTTATTATTAAAGTTACAATCACATTTATTACATTTAAATTTTTGATTTACTTCATATAAATCTATGATATTATATATAATATTTTTTAAAATATTATAATTAATATTTTCATTTTCATTTTCATTTTCAGAATTTAGATTAAAATTTTCTATTATATCATTTATATTTGATGTAGATAAATTAGAAATAAAATTAGTAAAGTCGTAAAATATTTTTTTAAATATTATTATATTAATAATTAAATTAAAATCATTATTTTCTAATAAATTATTTTCATTCAAGTTAAAATATTTTATTTGTTTATGATTTTTATTTAATTCTTTTAATTTAATAAAATTTAAATAGTATTTATGAAAATATTTTGATATTGATTCTTTTAAGTAATCTATCATTATATTTAAGGGTTAATATATATTATAGATTGTTAGTTATAATAATTTTCAATTTTTTTTGTAATTGATAATTAGTAAATTATATAAAGGATAGACGTTATAAATTAAATAAATGAGATTTTATAAAAATAAGTATCCAGATATAGATGATATTGTTATTTGTAAAGTAACAGACATTATAGAGGAATCAATATATGTAAATTTGATAGAATATGGAATAGATGGCATGGTACAATTATCAAATGCATCATCAAGAAGAAAAAAGAGGTCAGTTTGTCTATTAAAAAAAGATAAGCAGTATCCATTATTAGTAATAGCAGTAGATAAAGAAAAAGGTTATGTAGACTTATCAACAAGATTTTTATCAGATGATGATAAGAATAATGCGAATAATAAGTATATTAAATATTGTAAAGTATTAAAAATTTTTAGTAAGTTTATGGAATATAAATGTGTAAATTTTACAGATGATGATTACATTAATTATGCAACAAAGACAATATGGACATTAAAAAATGATGAATGTTATGATAAATTAATAAATTATTATTATAATAATTGTGAATTAGATTTAGACTTAGTTGATGAAGATATAGATATATTAAAAAGGGCAATAAAATATTTTTGTGGTGATTTTATAATAAGAAGTGAGTTAAAGTTTAATTTGCGTAATTTTAATTTTGGTGGAGTGAATGAGATAAAGAATATGTTAGAGGAGGTTAGTAATAATTTTGATTTGGATGTAAAAATAGATAATGTTCCGAAATATAAAATATTGTTAGAGAGTAATAGTAAATCAGATAATGAAATTAAGTTGAATGAGATAAATAATTTTTTAAATAAAAGAAAGGATAGAATGATTTATGAAAATTTGGGTATAAATAGTTTAGTAACTAATTTATAATTTCAGATAGTACAGATGTGCTTCTAATTCTATTAATTCTAGAGAATATAGATTTATCAAAATCATAATTAGTGGAATAAAAGTCATAATTATTATAATTAAATTGTATAATATTATTACTAATAAGATAATTATTAGGGTAAAAGTCGTAATGGCAGTTATAAATATTATTAGGTAAGCTTTTATTATAATATTTAATTAAAATAGGATTTTCTTTAATAATTTGTAAAAATAATTTTTTATAAGATATATTATTAAAATCAGCTATATTATAATTTAGAGTTTTAGGGTCAACATTTTTATCAAAAAATTCATAAATTTCATTTCTATTATATAATTGATAATCGAGATCAAGTTTTAAATTATTAATAATATTATAAATAATTTTATTAATTTTAATATTTTGAAATATAGGATCATTTATTTTAGAAATAGAGTTAAGTGAGATAAATTCTGGAAAAATTTTAACTTTATCGATATTAAAAATATATGAGATACAAGACACAATAAGAGTAGTTTGAGGATGTGGGTATATTCTAATATATTTTGCTGGGTAATTAACGATAATTACATCACCTAATTCAATAAAACAATCTAATTCATTATTTTCATTAAAAGAGAATAAAATAAATCCATTTGTAATTTTATAATAATGAAATTTAGCGTAGGCATTAGATGAATCATAATTATAAAAATAAAATTTTTTTTTTATATTATTAGGAAATATTATGTTACATGATTTATTAACATAAAAGAAATTTTTAATAATATTAATAGCTTTTTCTTCACCTATTTCATTATCTAAAATAATATCCATAATATTAAATTCAGGTATTTTTTTGAATTCATATTTTGGAATAGATAGTTTATTAGATATACCTTTTATTTCTAATTCGTATCTTTTATAAATTTTGGAGGAAAAAACTTTTTTATCATCAAACAAATAAAAATCCACATCATCATCTATAGTTTTTAATTTAAATTTAATACCTGGTTTCAATATTATTTCTTTTTCATTATAAAATGCGGAATCGTTTTCAATAGATAAAAAAAGACCATCAATATTTTTAGGTAATGTAATTTTTAAAATAATATATCCAAAGTTATCAATATTAATACTTGGTTTCCGTGTACAACTAATAAAAGATTCATTTTCATAAAGATCTCCAACTTTAGTTAAATTAAGAAATGAATCTTCAGAAATAAAACGGAATATTAATTTATTATCTTCTATTTTTTTAGTTTTAGAAATTAAATTATACATTTTATTTATTTGTTGTTCTATATTTTGATCATAGTAGCTAAAATTACCTCTAAGATAATCATTTATTAAGGATGATCCGTAAACAGAGAAAAAGTTAATAATAGAATTCATTTTTTGTTCATTAATTAATTTAATATGATCAAGTAATATTTTTTCAGTAAATAGGATTGGTTTAATTTTAAAATATAAATCTTCTAAGTTTTTATTATATGGAAGATTATTTGGTTTAATTAATCCTAAATTAAGAGCTGTATTAATAATTGCACTTTTTTTTAAGTATGGTTTAACATCAAGACTTTTAATAAAAGCAGGATTACGGAAAAAACTTAAATTTGAACCAATTTCTTCAGACTCGTAGTAAATAAATGTCAGAAAGTTTTGGTGAATAATTTTAAAATCAAATAATTTAATTTTTTCGAATAGATGATTAATATTATTTCTTTTAAAGAAATCGATTAATTCATCATTAATAAGTCTATAATGATTTTGATTAATTGCTTTAAAAACAAAATTTTTTTTTACAAATTTGATTGATTCATTAAGAAGATCAAATAGAGGTATATAATTTTTATCATCAGAGAATAGTTTAATAAATTGATCATCAATTTTACTTTTAATAGAATAAGTATCATTAATAATTTTTTTTTTAGTTTCTATATCAAAATTATTAATTTTTATATTTTTTTTATTAATATTATCATATAATAAAATATTCATTATATAATATTAGATATAAAAAATTAATTAATAGAAAATTCGTCATCATCATCATTACAACAGATATTATTAGGTATAATATTATTATTATTATTTTTAAGTGGTAACCAATTTTGGTTATAAAATATAAATTCAATAAAGTTATTTTGTGATATAATATTATGATTAATTTGTATAGAGGAGCATGATATGTTGATAATTTTAATAATTGATCCGTTTAAAAAGATGGATGATTCATCATTATTAATTTTATAATTAGAAAGTGTAAAATTGCAATTTTTAAAATCAGTAATTACGATAATTGATTTACTAGGGAAAATGTATTCATTATTAAGTTCATTTAGATTAATATTTTGATAATTAACAACACAAATGCCGTCAATAATAACACCATCATCGTTAATTTTTAAATTATTGAAAGTATTATTTAAGTTAAGTATATCAAAATTAAGGGTTGTAATACTTTCTTGAGTGTTAGTGTTAATCATATATTTATTATTATAATTTTTGGATATAGACAGATCGTTATTAACGGACAGAGAATCAAATTCAGTTTGTTTTGAGTGTATAAATTCAGTTATAATTTTTTTTGAGCATATGTTAACTTTATTATTACAATCGCCAATATAGTTAGATTGATCAATAGGTAATATAGTGTTAAATTTTATAATATCAGATGTAATCATTTGAGATGTATGATTATCAGAGTTTAAATTTTGTACATTAATATTATTAGATATGATATCAACTTTATTATCATCATCACCAATAGTAGAGTTAGAGTCAATAGGTAAAATTTTATTATAATTAATAATTTTAGAATCTATATTATCACAAATTAAATTATTTAGATTTAGAATATCTATATTAAAGTTATCTGTAATATTAATAGATTTAATATATGCATTATCGCAACAAATTGTATTACAATGTATAGTTTTTTTACAACCGATACCTCCTTGTATGATTAATGATCCAGAGTTATTATCACAAGAGTCAGAATTAGATATAATTTTAAGAGAGTTAAATGCATAATCTTGATTATGATTCATATATATTAATTAGATAAGTTTATTAATTGTAATTAATTTATATTTTATATATATTTATGGGAGGAGGATTAATCCAATTAGTAGCGACAGGAGAACAAGATAATTTTTTGACAGCTAATCCTGAAATTACATTTTTTAAATCTGTTTATAAGCGTCATAGTAATTTTTCGATGGAGACTAAATATCAAGTATTTTCAAGTGGAGTTTCATTTGGTTCATTGAATTCTATTAATATAAGTAAAGATGGAGATTTAATATCAGATATGAGTCTACATGTAAGAGTAGGAAGTTTAAATAAAAAAACTAAAAATAATGTTTGTGTAAAGGACTTAAATTTGAATTGTCCATGTAATAAATGTCATACAGGTACAGTTTTTTCTTGGGTAAATTCATTAGGGCATGCGATATTTGAATATATTGAAATAGAAATAGGTGGGTATAAAATAGATAAACAATATGGAGAATGGATGGAAATATGGTCAGAATTAACATTAAATCAAGAGAAAAGACAAGGTTATAATGAATTAATAGCAAAGAAGGATTATTCAGGTTATAGTATAAATTCATTTAATGATGAGTTAGATTTAATAATACCATTAAATTTTTGGTTTTGTAAGAATATAGGATTAGCGATACCAATAATAGCGATATCAAATCATGATATAAAAGTAAATATAAAGTGGAGAAATTTTGATCAATTATGGATTAGTAATAAAAAGGATATTGATCCAATAATGCCAAGTATAAATGCAGAATTATTAATAGATTTTGTATATTTAGATTTAAATGAAAGGAAAAAATTTTCTCAAAAAAATCATTTTTATTTAATAGAACAAATTCAATCGAATGGAGATTATTATTTTCAAAAATCTAATAAAAATCCTATAATAAAATTAAACTTTTTTCATCCAGTTAAAGAATTAGTATGGGCTATTCAAAGATCTGATTGTTTAATTAGATCAGATGAAAATGATGATGATTTTACATATGGAAATGATTGGTTTAATTTTTCAAATGAGAAGAATTTTTCATCATCAGGTGTTGTAGATATATTTGATACAGCAGTATTACAATTAAATGGAACAGATAGATTTTTTCCATTACCAGCAAAATACTTTAGATTAATGCAACCATTAAGATATCATACAAAAATTCCTAGTAACTTTGTTTATACTTATAGTTTTGCATTAAAACCAGAAGAGATACAACCATCTGGATCATGTAATTTCAGTTGTTTTGATAATGCTAGATTATTATTAAATATGAATAATAAACAAATCAAATCTGACTATATAATAAAAATTTATGCAGTTAATTATAATGTTTTGATAATAACTAAAGGTATGGTTGGTCTTGGATTTTCTTGTTAAATTATTAATTTATTTAAATTTTTAATTTAATTAATCAAGAATTTCAAGTTCATCTAAAGACCAAATTTCATATCTACCATCAGGCATTGTTCTTTTAATTTTAAAAGGTTGTCTTTTATATTCTAATTCTAATTTACTTATATCAACAGCATTTTTTGCATTTTTACTAATTACATAAATATCCGAACCATCTGATATTTGTTTAGCTCTAGTTCCAATTAAATTAACTTTTTCGTATTTAGTTAAATAAGGTAATGAAGTTCTTTCATCATCTGGAATTCTTTTATTTAAATTTAATTCTTTTTCAGGATCAATTTCATCAAAAATAATACTATCTTCATCAATTTCTGTTACTTCATTATCAATTTCTGTAGTTTCATCAATAGATTCTTCTTCATCAGAATCTTTATCAGATTCTACTTCATTATCAGATTCAGAGTCAATTTCATTATCAATCTCGATTTCTTTTTTAGTGGACATTTTATATATATATTAGTTTTATATTTAAATATTTTAAAAATTCAATTTTAAGGAGACCATTTTTGAGAACATGATACACATATATAGATTAGTTTATATGATTTTGGGTTTGGTCTAAAGAATATAGCTTCTTTATTAACATTTTTTTTTGAATTAGTGATACATTGTTTATTAGGACAAATAAAATCTTTTGTTCTTGGTGTTGTTTTATCTGAAATTATGTTAATATCATTTGGTAAATCAAATTTGTTATTATTATTTAAATTAGATGATGTGAATAATACTTTACCATTTTCTATTGGTTCGATGTAATTACAATTATTACAAAAGAAGTATATATTATTAGTATTATAAATTTTATTAAAATTATTAATTAAATTGTTTTTATTTTCATTATTTAATTTTAAAAAATTTTTATTTTTTTGTAAATCAGCTAATTTAAATTTAAATTTATAGTTAAAATCTAAATCATTTATATTATTAAATAATTCTATAAATTCTTCAACTGAATTTATTTCTTGAATAATGTTATTTGATATTTTATTATTAATATCTAACATAAAATTACATTTTGGACAAAAGTACATCTTTATATTATATATTTATTTTTTTTTAAATATTTTAAAATTTCAATTTATTTAAATAACTTTTAAATTAGGGCTTTCATTATCAGAATCACTATCATCTGATTCTATTTTTTGTTTTTCACTTTCTTTTAATTTATGACCTTTCCATCCAACAGTATCCATTTTACCTAATTTACTTTCCAAATTTTCCTTAAAATCCAATTTTTTGGGTATACCTCTTTCAGAATGTGATTCTTTGTACCATGCTTTAAAGTCTAAATATAAAGTAGTAACATTAACTCTATCTTTTTTATTTCCAGTATATATAATATGTTCATTGATATATTCTAAGAAAATATCACTTTTCTTTTGATATTCATTAGTAAATTGTTTTACTTTTAATGGTTCTTTTAATCCATTATTTTTAAATCTTTTAATATATCTTTGAATTAGTAAAAATAAAAATGATTCTTTCCAAGTTTCCATTTTATTTTTTAGATCTCTATCTTTTTTTCTTTCTAATGGATCTTCTGGATTTGGATTATTAACAAATTTCATTTCAAATGGTGCAACTCTTAATCTTCTCCAAGTCCCTCCATCATTCGACGGTATAAAAGGTAATTTATTACAAGTCAAAATTGTTTTAAATTGTGGGTAAAATTCGATTGGTTCTTTAAATAATGCTCTTGCACTTATTTTATCATTACCAGTTAATTCTTTCATATGACCTACATGAATTTTATCATCATTTTCAGGTTCTTGAAAAACTAAAAATCTTTTACCTTTACAATTTGCCATTTCTGGAGAAGCCGCATTAGATGCGGCTCTTTTATTAACAAGTAATGTAATGCTTATAGTAGAAGCGTAGTCACCCATGATCGATTGGAATAAACCGATTGATAATGATTTACCATTTCCTCCTGATCCAGTCCATATATGAAATAATTCATCAGGTGAATGTCCTATTAAACAACTAGAGAAATAATCTAAAATATAGTCACACATATCATTTTCAGGTTGTATATCATTAAAGAATTTATTAATTTCTATAATTTTAGGATCATTATTAGAAAATTCTTGATAATTAATATGAGTATTTAAAGATAGATAATCATCAGGGTAACCTTCTCTAAATATACAATTTTTTAAATCAAAAACACCATTTTTACATCCAAGTAGATATCTATTTTCATCTAGTTTATTAAAAAATTCTTCATCGTAAAAACGATGTTTTAATTCATCAATTACTTCTTTTTTAAATTTAGCAGTTGTTAATTTTTCAGATAATTTTAGTGCTGCTTCTCTTCTTAATTCAATTAATTTTTTTTCATCACCTTGTAATTGTTGACATCTATAATATAATGAATCGGATAATTTTTTATATTTAATAGGGTATTCATCATTCAACATTAACATAATTGTTGTAGCAGAATCAATTGACTGCCATCTACTATTTTTAAATTCATACCATAAAGAATGTTTAATTGATGCACAAACAAATT